ACCCCCGTGCCAGGATCAGGGGATCACTTTAAATACATCTCGACCGTTCATTTGAATGACACGTGTATGCTCAAGATTAACTCTTGAGTGCTAAGGCGGGAAAAACTAATTCAAAAGATACTTTGCTTCGCCTCGAAGCAAAGGTGGTCCCACTTGCGCAAGTGGGCGTCGATAGTGCGGTTACTTTCCCAGGGTATTCTGGGAAACTTCCTCTGAAAGCTTGTTCAGAAATTCTATAAATAGTGGTGTTCTTCATGTTAATCATTCTATTTTGTTTTTGTCATGGTGGAAATTAATTCTCGTCTCTCTATGAGAGACGTAATAGTTATGAGGGCAGAGCAGGATGCGTTCTGGGTTTCGTATGAGAGTTATCTTCATTTTAATGAAGATATGGTTGGAATTCGCTGTCGTCGTCATGGAAGAAGAGTGAAGGCATATCCCCGATTTTCTAAATCGGGTCCAGTTCGTCTCCGATCAAGAACAAGGTTAGTTTATGATATCTTGGTTGAAGACTGTGATATGTGCCAACGTGAACGGGATGTTCATCAGTACTCAAATCCGTCAAAGGAAGAAGACTGGATTTATTTATTTAATTCATCTGCAGAACCTACTTCTTCATCAATTCATGAATTGATGTAACTGTATATGAAACAGATGAATTGTTATTGTAATAACAAAAATTGTATTCTGAATTATGGAATAAAATGGAAATTTATTATATTTTTGTTGTTTATGGTGTTATGTTTATTATATTGTGTGATCGGTGGAGAAGACGATGAATAGGGATTATGGAAGACGGACAGGTGTCCTTCACACATCTCAACAAATACTATTGCTATTGTTTTGAAATACATCGCGAAGCTATATGCTTTGGGCCGGAAGGCCCAATAAGGACTTAGGCCCAATTATAAATTGGGTATTGGGATCAAATAGTGTCATTTGGCACTATTTGATCCCGGGACAGCCTGGCACGGGGCTTAGTATT